CATAAGACAGTTGAGTTGTAGAGAATTATATGATTTAAGATATATAGAGGCCACAAAAAAGGTTTATAGATATGAAGATTAAAAAAATAAAAGTTTATGGCAGATTAAGAAAATTTCTTGGGCAGTCTTATTTTGAAGCGGCTGTTGCAAGTCCTAAGCAGGCATTTCATTTTTTGATTGCAAACTTTCCAGAGGTGGAAAATCATATGATGAATCAGTTTTATAAAATTAAAATGGGCGGTATGGAAATCACGGAGGATTTATTAGGTTTGCAAAGTGATGAAGATATACAGATAATTCCTATTGCTATAGGTGCTAAAGGTGCTGCAATTGGTTTACTTGGAATTGGTGCTGGGGCTGCCGTTAGTAGTGTGGCAACTGGTGTTTTAGGGACTGCTGTCTTTGGAACGACTATTGGAGGAATTATTGGGGGAGGCTTAACAGCTATTGGTACAAATATGTTAATTAACGAAGCAACACAACTTCTTATGCCACAACCAGAGATTCCAACTGGTGTTATGGCTGATAGCTTTTCACAGAATGATCCTACATTTCAATCTTTTGGTTTTGGATCGATTCAAAACGTATCTAGGGCTGGTGTTCCAATTCCTATAATATATGGAGAAGTTTTTACAGGTTCAGTTGTAATCAGTTCTGGTATTGATACTGTACAGAAAGAGGGAACAACATAATGCCTTTTTTTGGAGCAATAATGAGGTCTGGATTTATAGAAAAATCCTTTCCACAAAATTTTCCTGATTTACCAAAAGATGCACTTCAGTCTGTACAATTTCAAACTCTGATTGAATTACTTGGATCAGGAGAAATAGAAGGCTTTCCTAGTGCTACAGGAAGTAAGGGTTCGACTGAATATAATACTTCAGCATTAAAGGACGTATTTTTAAATAATACTCAGGTATTACAGCAAGCCGCTGGTACAAGTCCAAGTGATGAAGATTTTAATTTTCCTAACATTACTTTTGAACCTAGATTTGGAACTTCAGATCAAACTGCTATTTCTGGAATATCTGAAACAGAATCAGAAACTAGCGTAAGTGTTACTGTTACACAATCAACACCAGTTTCAAGATCAATTTCAAATACAAATGTTGATGCTGTAAGAGTCACTCTTGGTTTTCCCACACTTCAAAAGTTTGAAGATAATGGAGATATTAATGGTGCTGAAGTTGCATTAACAATTCAAACTATAGAAAATGATGGTACAACAACAACTGTTATATCTGACACTGTAAAAGGAAGAACTGCTAGTACATATTTTAGAGATTATAAAATTAACTTGCCATCTGGCACTAGCTTCCCTGTCACAATCAGAGTAAATAGAACGACAGCAGACAGTACAGAAACAACATTGCAAAATAGTTTTCAATGGTCATCTTTTACAGAAATAATTAACGAATCAAGAGCTTATGCAAATTTTGCTCATGTAGCTTTACGTTTTGACGCTGCCACTTTTCCAAACCAGCCTCAAAGAATGTATAGGATTAGAGGAACAAAGATAAAAATACCTCATAACGGAACTGTGAGGGCTGATGGTTCTATAAGCTATAGCGGTACATTTAACGGAACTTTTAAAACAGATAAAGAATACTCTAATGATCCAGCGTGGGTCTTATATGATTTATTGACCACTTCTAAAGGTTTTGGAGATCATATTGCAGAATCATCATTAGATGTTTTTAGCTTTTTCTCTGCTAGTCAATATGCAAGTGAGCAAGTAGATGATGGAACTGGCACTGGAAATACGGAGGCCAGATTCTCAGCAAATGTAGTTTTAAATAGCCAGCGTGCCGCATACGATACCATCAATAATCTTGCTGCTGTAATGAGGGCAATGCCTTTTTATTCAGCAGGGGCAGTAAATATAAGCTGTGATAAACCGACAGATGCAAGTTATATCTACAATTTAAGCAATGTTTCTGAAGCTGGTTTTTCCTATTCAAGTGCTAGTAAAGACACTAAATTCACTGTTGTTAATGTTTCTTATTTTGATATGGAAACAGCCGAGATAGATTATGAGACTGTAGAAGATACAGCTTTGCAGGCAAAATATGGCATAGTAACTAAAAACTTAAATGGCTTTGCCTGTACATCAAGAGGACAGGCGGCAAGGCTTGGACGTTGGTTTTTATATACACAAAACAATGAAGCGGAAACAGTTACATTTACAGCATCATTAGAAAGCGGAACAATAGTTAGGGTTGGAACTGTGATTAATATTGCAGACCCAATGAGGGCAGGGGTAAGAAGAGGAGGACGTATTAAAACAGGAGTATCCACAACTCAGATTATTGTTGACGATCAAAATAACACAGATTTAGCGACATCAGATTCAGCAACTTTGTCTGTAATTTTATCTGACGGCAGTTTAGAAACTAAGACAATAAGTTCTGTCTCAGGAGCAACCATAACTGTGGATTCTGCATTTAGTTCAGTGCCACAATCTAATAGCGTTTGGGTGATAGAAAATACATCTGTGGAGCTTCAAACTTTTAGAGTTGTATCTGTGACTGAGCAAGAATTGTTAAATTATCAAATAGTTGCTGTCGTTCATGATCCCAACAAATATGCTTTTGTAGAAGATGGCACAGCATTGCCAACAAGAACTATTACAACTCTTACTGCACTTAAAGATGCACCAAGCAGCCTGCAGGGAACAGAGCAGATAGTGGTTTTAAACAATAGGGCTGTAAGTAAATTATTTATTCAATGGCAACCTGTCAGCGGTGTTACTGAATATATGGTGCAATATAGATTTCAGAATGAAAACTTTATATCAGAACGTATCACAAGATCAGATTTTACAATTTTTGAAACTTTAAACGGTACTTATGAAGTCAGAGTTTTTAGTTATAACGCTTTAGGTAAACCAAGTACAAATCCAGCGACAACAACATTTACAACTGTTGGTAAAACTGCTTTGCCAGCAGATGTGCAGAATGTACAAATAGAACCTTTATCAGATCAGTTTGTACGACTACGTTTTGATAAATCAACAGATGTTGATGTTATCCATGGTGGAAACGTGGTTATAAGAAGTTCAAACCTTACAACAGGTGCAACTTTCACAAATGCAGTTGATGTTATTCCTGAGCTTTCTGGAAATATTAGTGAATCTATTGTTCCTAATATTGTAAATGGAACTTATCTTCTTGCATTTAGAGACGATGGAGGACGACTTAGTGCAAATGCCGCATCAATAAAAAATATAAATACTAAACCTGATGTTTTTCCAAAGCTTACAATTTTAGAGGATAGGGAAGATTTAGACAGTCCACCTTTTCAAGGTGTCAGGGATGATTGTTTTTTCTCTGATGAAGTTAATGGTTTAGTTTTAGGATCAACAACTTTATTAGATGATGTGACAGATTTTGATGCAATAGCTGATTTTGACTTTCTTGGAAATGTAGATTTTTTAACAGGTGGTCAATACTTTTTTAAATCAACTCTTGATCTTGGAGGAAAACAACCTCTAAAACTAAGAAGGCATTTTGTGACTCAGGGTTTCTTACCAAATGATTTGATAGATAAAAGAACTGCTAATGTGGATAGTTGGACAGATTTTGATGGAGCCACTGCATTCAATGTCAACGCTACCTTATCTGTTGCTACAACTGATTCTGATCCTGATTTGTCAGTATCAGCCACATATACAATTAATGATGGTTCTGGCAGTGCAGGCACAACAATAACGATCACTAAAACATCACATGGTTATTCTGTAGGGAGTCTTGTAACTTTAGATTTCACTTCTGGAACTGGTGTTGATGGTGATTATTTAATAGCTTCAGTGCCAAATGCAAACACTTTTATTTTAAACTCCGCAACTTCTTTAAATACAAGCGGCAATTGTAATTATTCAGCAGAATTTGAACCATATCAAAAATTTGTTAATGGTACATATATTGCAAGAGGTTTTAAATTTAAATGCGATTTATTATCGACTGACCCCGCACAATCAATTGAAATAGATCAATTAGGCTATTTTGCTGAATTGGATAGCAGAATAGAAACAAGTCTTGGTAATGCAGCCGCTTCAACTGGTGGGTTTATTGCTTCAGGTACTTCTACAAAATCTGTAACTTTTACGGATAGCTTTTTTACAGGGCAGGGTGGCACAAGTGTAGGTGTTAATTCTGTTTTACCTTCAATAGGAATAACAATAGAAAATGCTTCATCAGGTGATTTCTTTACTTTATCAAACATCACTGGAACAGGATTTGATATAGATATTAAAAATGGATCTAGTCATGTAAACAGAAACTTTAAATATGCAGCTACAGGCTTCGGGCGTGGTAGTTAGTGTTGGTTTAAGATATACTTAGAGAAAATTTTGGATTAGGAAATGGCACAACACGATTATGTTATAGATAACTCCACAGGAGCAAACGTCAGGGCTGATATAAATAGTGTATTACAGGCAATAGCAAGTAATAATTCTGGTTCGTCAGCACCTTCTACAACATACGCACTTCAAAGTTTTGCAAATACAACAGATTCAATGTTGCAACTTAGAAACGCTGCAAATAACGCTTTTGTTAATTTAAGAAAATTTGATGGAACTTTGCCTTTGCCAGATGGTTCAGTTTCAAGTCCCTCACTATTCTTTGATGACGACACAAACACAGGTATTTTTAGTTCTGCTGCTGATACTTTAAATTTCACTACTGGTGGTGTAGAAAGGATGGAGTTAGGAGCTACAACAGTATTTAATGAAGATGGTGCTGATGTAGATTTTAGGATTGAAGGCGATACAAATGCTAATTTATTTTATGTTGATGCTGGTAATAATCGGATTGGTATAGGCCACGCTTCTCCAACAAGACCTCTTCATATTGTTTCTGACGAAGATTTAACATCTTTTACAGGCACAACAAAAGGTGCATTTTGTATTTCAAATAGTGATTTTGCAAGTGGTGAATATAGTGCAATAGATTTTACATATACAGGTAGTGATAATCCTATAGGTCGTATTGCAACAAAAATAACAAACTCAGGCACTCTTTTAAGTTTTGGGACTTCTAACGATTTTGGAAACGGAATTTCAAATGAAGCATTAGTTATAGATTTCAATGGTCAAGTTATAATCTCTGGAACGACAGAGGCTTTTGACACAACAGGAATTGTCAATGGACTTCAATTATATTATGAAACTGATCAAGGTATAGCAACTATTGGTTCTTATTCCTCTGGTGGCTCATCAGCATTAAATTTCCATACTAACTCTGGTGGTGGAGCTTCCGAAGAAAGATTTCGCGTAACATCGGCTGGAAAAGTACTTGTTAATACTACAGATGGAAGTGGTTTAGGTTCAAGATTTGTAATAAATTCTACTGTTAGCGATGTATTTGGTATAAGGTTTTCATCCGAAGCAAACGATGGGTTGAGTATGGTGATCAAAGGTTTTGTTAGTGGTACGCCAAGTGGAACTTGTTCTTATATCCAATTTCAAAGAAATGACTCAGGTGTAAGAGGAAGTATTACAGCAAATGGAGCAACAGATCTTGCTTTTAATGAAACTTCTGACTACAGATTAAAAGAAAATGTAGTTGCAATATCTGATGGTATTACAAGGTTAAAAACATTAAAACCTTCAAGGTTTAATTGGAAAGAAGATACAAATAGAACAGTTGATGGATTTTTAGCACATGAGGTTTCAACAGCAATTCCTGAAGCGGTAACAGGCACAAAAGATGCCGTTGATGAAAATGGTGAAATTATTGTTCAACAACTTGACAAAAGCAAAATTATCCCATTATTAACTGCTGCATTACAGGAAGCTATTACTAAAATAGAGGTGTTGGAAACCAAAGTTGCTGCATTAGAAGCAGCCTAATATAATACGTTTACATATAAAATTTTTATGACGCCACAAGAACTATACGAAGAAACAAAATCTATTCTTGATTCTGAAATACAACAGGCACAACAGATCCAAGCTGATATACAAGCAAAACAACAAGAACTAAATCAACTGACAACTAAAATAGTTGGTAATCAAAAGTTAGTAGAAGGTCTTAAAAAAGTTGATGGTGTTTCTGAAGAAGAAAACACTTAATATATAATTAAAATATTTAAAATTTATTATGGCTGTTACTTGGGATGTTTTTTCTTTAGATGCAACGAAAACTGTAGGAAGTTTATCTGATGTTGTAACAACTGTTCATTGGACTGCTAATGATTCAGATGGAGATCATTCTGGTTCTTCTTATGGTGCTGTAGGGCTTGCTGAAGCTGACAGTGGATCGTTTACTGCTTATGAAGATATAACAAAAGATAATGCTGTTGCATGGGCTAAGGCTGCTTTAGGTGCTGATCAAGTGACAGCTATAGAAACCTCCATTGCTGCACAGATAACAGAATCTAAAACTCCTACAAGATTTACTGGTACTCCTTGGTCTTAATTAGTTTTATGTTGCATCTGCCTTGTCATCACAGAGAGTGACAGATAGAGTGGGGCTAAGGCACATAGACCACAAAATGTGATTAATGTTACTGGAATAAGTGCCTTAGCTATCGCTTCTTTAATTAAATCCAATGTTCCAAAAGATCGCCAACATTTTAAGTATAGCTTCATTCGTACTTATAACCAGCACTTTAGGTGCTTCTTACATGGGTTATAGATATATTAAATCCCCAGAATTTCAAAGAACCATTAAAAACAAACTTATGGGCGATCTACAAAAAAAATTACCTGATGTAATGAAAAACACTTTACCAAAAACTACAGGTGAATCATTTGCTATCCCTAAAAAAATAGGTTTGTAATTGGAAATTCCAAAAATAGATATTTCACAAATACAAATTAAAGAAATATATATTCCAAAAATTAGATCATGGGAAATATATCCAACGACATTAGATATTATTGATAAACCAAATCTTGCATGGCCTGTTTTAGATGTGCCAACTTTAAAGCCTTTAGAATATAACCCTGATAAATTCACACCTGTAGAACCAGAAAAACCTTTTACTGCCGATGATCCAATAATACCAGAATTTCCAGAGGTAAAAATCCCACCAAAAAAAGAAAAAGAGTTTTTCGTAAAATGCCCAAATGAAACAAATCTTAGGATTGGGAACTACGCTAATGAATTAAAATTAGAAAAAGTGGTCGGTCATAAACTTTCAGAGGATGGCCGTATATGCTATGAAATCTTCACAGAGAGTACATTTAGAGAAAAATGGATACCTAGCACTCCTTTGCTTGTTAATACTTCAATTATTGCTATTACTGCGGCTTCAAGTCCTTTGATAGCCTC